GTAATTTGCAGTTATAATCGTACCATCATTACCATCACCATCACCTAATTTTTTACCAAATATCCCATCACCAAAAATAAGTTCATATTTTTCATCTTGAACTTCCTGGATCAAATAGATTCTAGAATTAGAATCTATATTTAATATATTGTTTGCTAAATTATATTCAATTCCTGTTGTTTCATTTGTTTTACTTACATAAACTTTGAGGGTGTTTGTGTCGATAAATGAATTGTTGAGAATAAATCTCTGGTCCAATGATCCATCATAGACAAACGATTTTGTCAAAAATATTCCTTGAAAAACTTCAATATTACTAAATGTTGCTGTTCCATCAATAACGTTCGCTGTTATATCCTCAGGAATTGAAAAAGTATAAGTGGTGTCATTTGTCTCTCCAACACACACTAAACCTTTTTTTAGGGTAGCAGTCAAACTATCGGTTATACCGCCGACAGAGAAGGATATAGATGCCTTTGAAGCAGTTCTAGAGCGAGGAACATATCCAATATTTCTTGCTAGTGATACTACGTTTTCACGAAGAGTTGCAGAATCTAAAAACGATTCATTTACAATCATATTACTGTTGAATGCAGTAATATAAGTGTTATATGCCAGTGTATCAATTAAGACAGAGAAATTTGATCCCTCAAAATCAAAGTCGCTAAATGTTGAATTAGCGCGAAGATAATCTTTGATTGAAGTCTTTATCTGATCAAAATCTAGATTCGTGAATTTTGTAAAGGGCATCTTATCTTGCTGCCTCTAATAGGAACGTATACTCTTGTGTTGGAAACTCTTGCCCAATGATATCAAAAATAACAGTCACATTAAATGTATTTTCATCTGGTTGAGGGTCTACTTCAACAACTACATTATCAACCCTTGGTTCAAAGTTTTCTATTGCAACTAAAATCTGACTTTGAATAACCGATGCAGTACCAAAATCCACAAATTCAAATAAACTATCTCTCACATCAGATCCCAATAATGAATTAAAAAATCTTTCTGTGGGGATAGTTTCAACAATATTTCTTACGGATCTACGAATCGCATTCTCATTTTTTAACACTTGGAGATCCTTTGTTACAGGATGAGGAACAAAGGATAAACTGATGTCTTTAAATGATCTGGATATCCTTTGTTCTGCCATTGGTATAGAGTTTTCTTGATTTTATTTATATTTACTCATGCCACCTTTCAACAAAATCATCAAATCCATGAGATCCACCACATGGACGCTCTAAACGATCGTCTGGAATTGGGTAGAGTTCTTCATTCTGAGCAATTTTTTTCTGTTTTGATGCTTTTCTAAGATATTTCTCACTTTCTACTTCTGTAATAAGGGCCATTCCCTGTTCTATGAACAGTTCTCCCTTGTCAACCTGGTGATGATTTCCCATTTTAGCTCCTGTTTTGTTAAAAACAGAACTTTTAGAGGGGTTGCTATCCCTTATCGCTATTTATTTTACCTCTTCAACATAAAATCCTCTCCTCACATCACTCAAATGACCATCTGCTGAGTAAAAGCGGATGTCTGACTCGTGGTTTGGGGAGAATTTCATGCCATTTTTCTTATTTAAATCTTTTTCATCCCATATTGGATAGACTTTTGACCCCATGGGAAGATTCCATATCTGATCATTTCCAGTTCTAAGATGAATCTCAAATGGTTTTCCATTTTTTGACTCAATATTCAAGTACTCTACATCTATTTCATGAATAAAATTGGGTAATTCGAAGTTTGGTAACTCTACTTTCTGCCAAACTTCAAATCTTGTTAGATTATTTTCAGTCTCATGAGTACCGATCATCGCACTAAATGGTATCCAACGCCCATTTTCGCGTTTATAGTCAATACTAAAATGATCTCCCTCTAAGTATTCACACCAAAAATACCCAGGGGAGACATATTTGTGAAGAATCATATCTTCAGTATGTAATTCTGGGTCAAGGTATTGTTTTTTAGCACCAATACCTTGTCCAAATAAGTTGTAGATGGGTCTTATAATATAATGACCTTTTCTTTTTATTGATACACAAGCAGGTCCACATTCATAACCAAAGCGCATTGCGACTTCAAGTTTATTGAATACCCAACGATATTGTGGGTACGCTTCCCATGCCTGTGTATCATCATCAATCATCAACCCTTACCTTGTCCGCGATACTTTTTTCTAGCTTTATTGCGAGAAGACGCTGCATACTTAGTATGAGAACCTGCTCCTTGACGAGTTTTCTTGGGCGCACCTTCTACATAACCGCCACCCTTACGCATAGCCATAATTAATACCTCTTAGTAATTTTAGTTTCAAGATCTTCAGGTCTTGGAGAACCTGTCTGATAAAACTCTATCGACAGGTCCTCCATAATATCGAAATATTCCTCCTCTGTCAAGTTGGAATGTAGTTTTTCCCCCTTACAATAGATACTGTAAGTTTCGCCAGCCATATCAAATCACTCTTGTCTTTTCGTGACCGACTCTAATACGAGGATCGCACCAGATTTCAAATCCTGCCTCTTTTGCATCCAGGCAGAATGATACATCCTCTCCACACATATCTTGTACTGCACCAGATTCAAAGACTTGCATCTTAGGGGCAAACCAGGGATACTTCATATCCTCATGTTCAAAAACACCGTGCTTAATCATTAACCATCCAAATCCTGCATAGTCAACAGTAAATGGTTTACGACGCTTTGAAATGCTCTCAAGTGTTTCGTGATTCATGACTCCACCATTATTTGAGAAGTCTTCCTCATCTAACCAGTGTGCAACAGAAGTCGTCCGCCCGTCTTCGGTACAATACCATCCACTGGCAATGTCTTTGTCCATCAGAACTAACTGATAAAACTTTTCAGTATTAAAAACAATATCACTATCAATCCACAACTGATAATCATATTTTAATTTGCCGTCCCAGGGAATTTGATCTGGTCCTCGCAGTACATTAGCTCCAAGACACTTGCATCTTGCAAAGTTCACCATGGAAGAATAATCCTGCGAAATCTGGATGCTTGCTCCCGATTGTACAAGGTCAAAACAGAGTTGTACAAAGTTCTTTAAGTAAGTGTAAGAGACCCCACGTCCGGGAAGACAGAAAACAATTGCCTTCCCTTTGATCATCTCTTTTGCCTTCTCATAATCCCATTCTTCTGTGGATTGTGAGGTGGCTGGGGGTTTTGCTTTTACGGTAAATCCTTTAGCCATAATAGAGTGTAATTACTTCATTATCATACAGTATTATCTATGTAAGGTCAATCCCCCTTGATTTCAGTTATCACTATACAATCTCCCTCAACTTCCATGTTTACTGTGGTGCCCTCGTACCATCCAAAATCATTTAGGACCCACTCAGGAATATTAACATAATACTCCCCAGTTATTGGATCGACCTCTACAGTCGTAAAATTTTCCTCCGGATTTTTTTGCATTTCTGTGTTTTCGTTCATTGATTTTATATATGTGCTTGAAGAATTTAGAGGTCGATCGTAACACTTTGTAGGTTAGGGTAGTTAGGGGTTTTTATATACGCGGCGCCGCCCCCGCCCAGGGGGGCACGGCGGGGCACTGCTGATCCACGAACGAATGGCGGTCACTCAAAGCAGGGGATGGCAGCGACTGCCTCATCATGGAAGGTCTCAGCGAACACCCCAGCAATGAGGGCGGCGCTGTGTACCTGACCCTGCATGGTGTTGCTGCTGACCCATCCTGTCTGGCGGGTGCTGATGTCAGAGGCAAGGCGGAAGCAGGTGGGGTTGCGCTTGGTCATGGGTCGGTGTCGGTTGCTTTGGTATTGTAGCACGGATCAGGCAAGGGCAAAGCGGTTGACCCACTCTCCCACGCTTCCACCTGAAAGAAGGCGGAGCATGTCACGGCGGCGGACGTTGTGAGTGCTGAGATGCCCCGAACGCCAGAAGATTGTTACGTTGCCTTGGCGGGGTCGGATCCGCATTTCCTCTACGGCGCTGCTAGGGACGTTGCGCCAGATCAGAACGGTGTTGAGAAGGTTGCCCATAGGGTTCGGTCGGTTGCTTGAGTATTGTAGCACGGATCAGGCGACGGCAAGGCG